TTATTGATTCGACTCATATGCACTCCATTCATCGCATACATGGGAAAAGGTTGATTTCAGGGCTTCGTTATCAATCACAATTCGCTGAAGATTGGCCGTATTAGCCTGCTGAGATAGAAATCTTTTAGCGTAAAGATCAGGCATATGGCTATTGTGACTCCAACCGCCAAGTAGCCGTAATTCATCCTTGGCTTCATCCATCAATCCAACGATAGAAAAGTCTATGGCTGCCAAGTGTGAGTTGGCCTTAATTTTTTGAAGTTTATCACGATAAATACGTTGAAGTGTTAAATAAGCCCAAGTATGCCGCGTTATATGAGGCGAGATGCTTTCAATGGCATCATAATATTCATCTTTTTTATATTCAGGATACTGCACACTCATAATGTCATCAATACGGGTAAAGATATCATAGACTGCATGGTATGACAGTGGCGGATGTAGTCTTTGGGTGGAAGTGAACAGAAAACTATGGGAGGCTTGAGGGCGGATTTTATGGATATATATATTTAGAAAATGAAAGTCCAGTTTATCTAATGCCAGCACCCGGTTTGCATAAACATTTTTTAATGAAGGCAATCTTTTTCGTTGATCCGAAACGTCGTCATCTACTGTGGTCACAATCAGGCTGAACTGATCCCCTCGGAGATTTGGTTTGATCGAATGACACTCCAAAAGCAGTAATTCACTGACACGCAATCCGTAATTTAAAAGCAATCTGCAAATCAGAAAATTACGTAGCTGGATTTCACCAGCGGGGAAGGGATTGAGTGGGTTTTTCTTTGAAATTGAACCGGGTGTAATGATTTGGTAAAAAGCCATGACCATCTCAGCAGTCAGACTTCGAAAGCGTTTATGGGTCGTGCCATTGTTCATCTGACGAGAATGGGTAAGAGTACGGAATTCTGCCTTATGTATCGATAAACGTCCCGTTAACTGCGTGGCAAGTCGTGTAAGCTCTTTAGGCGTGCCATCTATATATCTCGGCGAGATATACGTGTTAATCAAATATCTGATAAAACGAATAACCGAATGTACATGCCTGATATTTGTACAACGTTGAGGCGTGGTCTGCGTAGTAGACCTTATGGTTAACGCTGGTACATATAAATGCGTATTTTCCAGATAATGAAAAAAGGCTGTAAGTTCATCAATGGCAATCAATGGATTGTGGTTCGAGGAATAGAAACTGAAGCAAAAAGTCACACCATGTTTCTGGTGCCAGAATTCATAGAAAAACTTGAGCGCTTGAAGTGAAGCGGATTGCGTGGCTGATGAACGCAAAGCAAGATGGTCGATAAGATATATTAACGGATATAAAAGCGGCTGGCGCGTGTGAGTATCCATCAGTGCCCATAAACGCTGCCGTTGGTTGATATTGAGTTGTGTAAGTATGAACACGCGGCACTTAACCTTATCAATGGTGTGGATATGAACAAAGTAACCGACAAACATAACGTCCTGCAAGAAGAAGATAGAGGGGTAGGTAAGTGTATGATTAATCGTATCCTGTGGCCGGTTATGAACTAAATGACCGACGGACTAAATTTAACATAATATACATTATGCGCACCAATGGTAAGGATGGCGGGAACTGGCGTTACCGGTGCCGTCATTGGTCACAGACCGTAATCCACTGGCCCAGGACGTCTTTCAGGCAATGTTGGCATAAATCCAGTTTTAAGCGATTACTGTCACCAAAAATTGAACCGTATCCAGCTAAGTGATTAACAGACAGAAACTCATTGAACTCAATGTCATCTACCACCGTCTTCGCATGGCGACCACAGCGATCGCAGGTCTTCGCACATAACATTACAGTATCGCTGGATGTGAAAAATTGCATTTTATCTCCTCGTAATGCTGCCGCGCCGAATCAGCAATAACGCTAAAAAAACAGAATTGTTCGGCTTGGCCAACCCCTGACACTAACAAAAGCAAGTTTTGTCATTGTCCGGGGTTATCATATAAACCAATAGACCGTCCTTACGCCATTCTGGTTATCAATAACATAGCCGCATTGTTTCCTTAAAAATTCTTCTGCTAAATCAATGGCTTTTACAGAAATCTCATAAGAAGGAAGTAAAGTGTATCCTTTCCCTTCACTGGCAGCTGCTTTGATCGCATCCAGAGTATTATCAATCAGTAACAGAGCAAGTGATGCTTCATTTACCTGAGCCGAAGAACTTCTGGCTGCAAGTGTCATTGTTTTTGCTTCTTCCGCTGTAATCGTTCGTTCTGCCAGAGCAGATAAAATCCCATAAGAATCCATTAGTTACCCCAATCAATAATGTCCATTTGATGGATAGCGAGCAGGGCTCACGCACCTACCCGCTATCCATCAAAGTGGACGAATGATATGTGCTGTAAGCAAAATATACATAATACGCTGTTCATTGCTGTCTGCCTTGCTACTGAAAATCCAGCCTATAAGAGGAATTTTACTTATAACTGGAACTGAACGCTCGGCATTGCTGAACGATGAATCGATAAGCCCTCCCAATAACAACGTCTGACCATCCTTAATCTGGACTGTCGTCTGAATCTGGCGCTGATTAGTAATAATATCGGATGCCTGATCATCATTGCTGATTGAATCAGCGCGAGTGTCGATAGTCAGAACTAGTTGCCCGTTACCCATGACAACAGGCGTTACCTTGAGAGAAACGCCAACATCATGACGCTCGATAGTCTGAAACGGATTATTTACCCCGGCAGATTCGCCCGTTACCTTTCCGGTGATAAACGGCACATTCTTACCTACGGAAATGTAACCAGTCTGACCAGACTGAGTAAGAATACGCGGCGTTGAAATCACCTTAGAGCGTGAATTACTCTGGACAGCACGCAGAGACAGCGCCAACACGTTACCATCAAAAATACCAAAAGACCCGCCCGCCGTAGAAAGAGCGCTACCCAGTGCAGAAGTATTAAAGCCCCCCGCAACCTTATGACCGGATGCAGACCCTGCCGCAAACGATAAATCAACGCCATCAGACAAGCTGGTTTCAAACATCAGCGACTGAATGAGAACCTGATCGCGGGCAACATCCACAGAATTGATAAAATCGGACAGAACCGGCAGCAGCTCGTCAGGCGCAGAAACAATCAGCGAGTTATTGCCTGGATAATCCACGACATTACCACCACCATTAGAATCAAGATAAATTTTAATCAGTTGCTGAACATCGGACGATCTAACTTTTGTCAGCTTAAAATTTCTGACCGTAAGCGCCACAGGTACTGGCTGGTAAGATGGCTCAGAAGGAAAAGTATCATAAGACTGGTTATCAGAATCATCGGAATCCGAAACCATCTGTGAAGGTAATTTAGACGGCAAAGAGACTACCGCAGGATTGCCAGAAAGCATGACAAAACCGTTAGCATTCAGAACAGACTTAAAGAAATCATCAATATTTGTTGGATTAACATCAGCATTAAATACGGTTACGTTTCCTTTAATATCAGGATTAACAATAACAGGCTTGCCAGTTTTTGAAGAATACCACTGAACAAATGAGCGAACAGATGAATTATTTAAATTAACAGTTTCAGCAGAAACGCAGAATGAACAGGCAAATAAAAAAGCAACAATAACAGAGCGCATAATAATATTACTCCTGACAGGTAACAGTCTGTAAATAACGGCCTTTTCTAATAACAACACGACAGGCATCTTTAATATCAACGGAATAACCATCTTTAATCAAATCAAAATACTGATATTTCATACCTTTTGCATCAACAAACGTAACGGAAACGTCAAAGCCAAGTTGTGAAAAAGAATTAATAGAAAGTCGGGGTAAGTCACTGGACGAATCAGGCGTTACCGCCCTCGCCTGTTCAGCATAAGCAGATTTAATAGCTGAGATTTCATCAACATTCTTTCCAGACTGGAGCCAGAAACCAAACGCAAGCCCCAGCGCCAAAAAAGAAAGCATTAATATAAGACGGTTCGATTTGCGAAAATAAATTTTAGTGAGGCGCATATAATAATTAAATCCTCTGTGAACAGAAAATTGACCGTGCGTGATAAATGGTGGCAAAAGCGAAAATGCGCCATGAGGATAATTATCTGTGAACGCTTGTTTGGTATTGTAAGCAGAATAAAGATATTTTCCTGTATATATCCATTTATCAACAGTGATTGAATTAACATTATCACCATATTTGACAATGCCAAAGTGTACCTTTGGTAAAGAAAATCTCGCCCCTGAAACCAAATTCATAATGGAGCCAACAAAAGGAATGTTTAATTTATCTGAACGGCGACAATAAACAACATGCTCAGCAAGCGCCAGACGAGCTTGCTTATCCATTATCGAAATATCCTGAATCAAAAATATAATATCCCAGCCTAATTTTCTGGCATGTAAAAACCAGTCAATAACAGGTTGTCTGTCTTTATCACCCCATGAGCGGGAATTAAACCAAGTACCACATTCATCAAGTACAAGGAGGCCATTACGGGATTCATCGTAAGATGCATTCCCAATACCAATAGCAAGTAAATCATTTAATGAAGGCTTGTCAGGAATGCGAATAACGCGCGTTTTTTTCGCATAACGCCCAACCATAGGCATATTATGCAATTTAAGATCAAGATTAGTGGCAACAGGACAACCCTTAGCAAGTCTTTCCTGTATTCTGGAAACACTAACAAGTGTCTTGCCTGAGCCTAATTTGCCTGTTACTACATAAACCGCCATTTAAATCACCCTGTTTGCATAATCAAGAAATTTTTGTTTTAAATCGAAAACAAAAACACTGATACGAGTAACCATAATAACGTTAACACACGCCTGAAAATGGTCAGGCAATACAGACGCCATTAAATGGGAGAAATCAGCAGGTAAACCGTTATACATGACCTCAGCAAGGTACTGCATTAAAAGCGTAACAGTTGTTGTAATTAATGCGACCAATGCAAAGGCGATTAATCCTGTTCTGGTAGCAAGTCGAGCTAAAAAACTCGCCACATAGCCAATAAACAAAGGAACAAGACCAATAAGAAAACGCAACAATGCAGGAATACCTAATAATAAAGGCATCACTCACCCCCTTTGCGAAGCAATGAAGTTAAAGAAGTAAAGACATACCAGAACGTAAGGCAATAAAAAACCCATGAAAGAACATCTTTAATAGTCAGTAATTTATCGCAACCAATATCAATCTGATAAACCTCTCCGGGAAATATAATAAAATCAGAGCAGCCGTTACCATTGGGTAAATTAGGCAGCATAGCACCTTTATTTAAAAATGCTTCCCATAAAGCACCGTGAGAATCCTTTTCAATTCCCAATTCAGAATCAGCTAAAGTAGAAGCGCCATCTAATTCAGAGTCGCCCTTTCCATAACGAGAATCACCACCTGAAGGGTCAGCAAAACGGCCAGCCCCCCGCGTAAGATTGTTAATGGAATCGTCAAGACGATTTATATTATTCCTGGTTTGTTCATCGGCATTTTTTTTATCATCTGATGAAGTGTCTTTCTCCGTTAATTTATCATGAATATCGCTGGCTATTTTGGGTGAAGCACCTTCGATCGCAGACTGAATATCACCTTTAGAAAGACTGGAACCACTAGAGCCACCGCCAGAACTACCGCCACCGGACTCACCACCGCCAGACTCACCACCACCATTTTGGGGGGTTGAGGGTTTATCAGAGGGGTCAGCTACAGCACCTGTAGGCTTCCATGTTGCAGCGCAAACAGTACCATCACCCTGACAAACAATGACACCAGTAGCCTCATATTCACAGCCGTTATAGTAGATATAGCGACCACCATCATATGAATCAACATTATTAAATACACCTTCTTCTGGCGGCTTCGCTTCACAAATTTCTTCTGGTGTCGGGTCAGTAGGTTTTTCATCAGGAACAGAACGCTGAATATTACCAACAATATAAGCCGTTAAAGACCAATATTTATCCTTCTGCCCTGGTGAATCGCTGTAAGTACAATCGCCAGTAAAAACAAGACGGAATTCAGAATCAGGCCAGATACCCTCATAAGTTGGTTTAATCCGAGTAAATACACTCTGAGCACTGGATTTAGCACCCTGACAAGCGGAGGCCTGCATAGCAGCATCAATATAGTAAACCGTTATCTTAGAGCCATCCTGATTGGTTATTTGCTTACTTTCAGCATAGGCAGAACTTTGATAAGTGGATTTAGTAATGCTTTCCCATGACTCAGCATGTGAAAAAGGAGAAATGAGGACAGCGGAAAGAATTAATATTTTCCTTCTCATAGTAACCCGCTTTAATAAAGGGGCAACGAGTGCCCCTGAGTGAAATTCAAACCGCTTTTGAAGAGAATTTTTTGAAAATACGAATGGCAAGCCCAGCGCCAACCACAGCAACAACAACAGGCCATACTTTACCAATGAGATCATTTGCCTGAGTCAACAAAGCATCCATTGCCTGACCTGCATAATCAGTACCACCTGTAGCGCCTTCAGCCGCAAAAGAACTTGCAGAAATAAAAAGCGCAGTTGAAGCCAAAGCAATTTTATATTTAACAGTAGACAGAATTTTCATAGGAATAACTCCATTAAGGTTACATTAATCGGTCAGAAAATGATTTAAATGAACCGACCGCATAGAAAAGGGCAAAACCAAAGGTATAAGCCCCGAAGAAATAAACGATATACATTAACGAAAGACCCCCGCAGTAATCGCGCCGAGGCCAAAAGAAATAACGATGCCAGACGCTATCAAAATTTGAATAACATCGTCCATATTTAACCTTTGATCTCTGCGATGCCACCATCGGAAGCAACATTATAAGTTACACCTTCCCTACCCTCCATTGACCACGCACGGACATAGACAGGAATTTGAACTAATTTCCCAATGAAAGCATTCGCCTGGTTCATTAGACCTGCGTTAACGAGAGCCTGAGAAACTCGAATAATAATTTGATCCTGCTTTGTACCACCAAAACCATCAGGTATTTCAAGGCCAATACCAATTTCATTATAATAGCCCTGACCATTAACTTTATTACGTTGGCGGGCTCCCAACATTTTACCCTTAACGAAAAGACCATAATTAGACATATTACTTTCCTTTAATGCCAGCTACTGGCGTGCGAAATACGGTTGTAATCGAAAATAAAACCTTTCTCATAAATCCATAAGGGGATTTCCGCTGGCTTGGCTTCCAGCGTTCTTATTAGCGGAACAACGTTATTAGAGTCTGGTGAATCACAATAGAAATTAATATCGATACCGAACGAAAGCAATTCTCTTCTATGGCGATAAAAAGTGTTATGAGGTAACATTTCTTTCATGTTAGCCCCTTGTTTCCAAAGTAAATAAGTTGACTGTATTTTTCTTGGCAGTTTCGTTATTTTTTCATCACTTAAAATAGCATTCTGATTCATTTCTATTCTCCCTACATATTCAGAGAATAATTGACGTGGTGTTTTCATATTCCAGTTAGCGCCAAGCGTTAAATTTAAATCAATAAGCTCAGTTGTTCTTAATGTTAATTCAATACGTAATTTATCTTTCGTCCAGTCCAGTAACCCGGCTCGTACAAACTCTTCGGCTATCTGGTGCCCTTTTTTACCAGAAACGTGTTCATCATATTTTGAATAAAATTTTAGACTCCATCGACGGGAGTTTTTACCTAAATAAACTGTACCGCCTTTCCCACATGCGCGACCATGGCGTGTTTTAGCTTTAAATTCGGCGGCATAAAGCCATGATCTGACATTTTCCAGCGTAGATAATGAATACATGTAATTAATGTCAATACGTGAAATTTTATACTGACCTGCCATAACGGCTTTATAAGACGCTAAATCATGAGGAATATTCAATAAGGATAAAATCCTGGCATAGACCGTCAACATGAGCCCTTGTATATCATCCGACCCAACAACAGAATGCCCCTGCAGAAACTTGGAAGGATTACCATCAATGTACAAATGTGTCGCTTTACCTTCGCCATTAGATCCTATCGATCGTACTTTCATCGTTGCTTCATGCGAGCCGCGAACAGTCAGTCGCTTAACGGTTTCCCACTCAATTGCACCGTCAGCATCAACGCTGACAACACTCCCCGCCGGAAGCGGTTTGTGTGTGCAAGGGAAAATCCCGGTAAGCCAATCGATCAC